ACCGACGATCCGCCGCCGCGAGTCGCATCACCCACAGCACCAGATCGTCGGCAGCTAGTTTTTTGCGACCTTCTCCACACTGCCGGGGGCCGAGACCTTGAGCACCGCGTCGGCGATCTCCTTCACCACATCCACGGGGATGTCTCCGATGGCGTCTTCATCTGGAGCGAACACCTGCGCGCCCGACTCATCCACAACGCAGGTCGAGACGAGGTAACGAAGACTCGATTGCTCGTTGGCCTTCGCCGCCTCATCGAACGCGAGAGCCTCGCGGATCGTCAGCGACCGCACATAGACCGCTTCGCCGTTGATCTCGACTCGCTTGGGCACTCGCTTCAGGAGAGCTTTTCTACTCATCGTCGTCACCGTCTTTGGGCATCTGGTCCCAATTGGGACCGGGCTTGTAGGTTCCATCGGGCAGGTAGCCGAGGATGATCCCCGCATCGAACAACGGGAAGTCGTCGGGATGGATGCCTGCATTGAGTCGAGCGTAGGCGTGCTGGGCCTTGGCGAACTCAGCAGCAGACATCGACGCCCGCTGCTTGCATTCGTCATCCACCGCCTCGGCAATCCCCATGCGAACCAGCATGAACGAATCAGGCCGGTCGAGGACTGCCCCTTGTTTCCAGAATGTTACGGGTCGCTTCTGCCCATTCCGCAGAATCACCCGCTCGACCGTCTGGGCCTGCTCCTCTTCGGACAGGACCGCAGACGGTGAGACCTCGATATCGTCACGCAGGAGTCGTGCTTGCATTAGGTGGACCAACCCGGGTCGCCAGTGACGGTGTAAGTCACACTGCCCTTGAGTCCATCGCCCATGTCAACGGTCGCGCCGAACTGCACGCCAGCCGACGTGAACGACTGGTTCGTCGCCGCAGTGTCGGCATAGATGATCTTCATGGCGTTTGTGGCGGGAGTCGCGATCAGGTCAGTGATTGCCTGATGACCGGCTAACGCGGGATCGTAAAACAACTCAGCCGACACCTCGCCTGGGTTGCTGTAGCCCGTGGGAGCGAACGTCTTGTAGGTCGAGCCGTCGAGCGTCGTAGACTCGAAGGTCTCGGAGCCAGACCCGCTGTGCTCGATACTCAGCAGTTGCGCGATGTCCACGAGCGAAGCACTGACGGTGTGCTGCAACTTGGTTCCCTTGCACTTGACGATGGCCACAAGCCACCTCCTTTCAGGTGTGCTGGATTCGGAAAGACAACGAACGAACGTAATGCCGCTGGTCGCGGCCATCCCCGAGGGTCACGATGTCATCGAGCGTGCTGTCGTGGAGCACTGCGTTGATGGTGTCGCTCGCCCCGGCTGCCCCAACGTAATCACGGAGGAACACCTCCACCGCGTTGCTCAGTGCGATTGCCCCGGGCCGACTGGTCGCGTAACTGTCGATGTCGATCTCTGACAGACGCAGCGTCCCGCCCGTCCCGTCGAGTCTCTTGTATGGATCGTGGCCCGTCTGCTGAATGACAATGAATGGAGGCTTGACGCCCTCCGCCGGATTGTCCAAGAAGACCGCAGGGAACGACACTCCGCCGACAGTCTGTGCCGGTGCCAACGTCGTGATAGACGACTGAGCCAGGAGCAGTGTGCGAAGTCCAGTTTCAATCGCCACTCTTCTTCGCCTCCTGTGCCACGGCTTTGTCGATGCCGTCTTGAATCGCAGCCCTGAATACGTCCAGCATCTCTGATTGCGATCCCTTCCAGCCGCTGATAACCGCGTCAGGAATCATCTTCGGCATTGATCCGAGGAACCGGCCCTTTGTATCGGTGCGGTCTGCTGTGCCCAAGACAGGCCAGTGGATATTGGCAGCCGCGATGCCGACGCCCTTGTTCTTCGTCTGCCCGTCCTTCGTGGTGTATGTGTTCTTACCTGTCCGCTGCGCCTTCCTCGTCTTCTCGGTGCGCTTGCCAACGCTGAGGCCGGCCTTAGCCTGCCACACCTTTTGCTTCGACTTGGTGGCACCGACGAAAATCCCAACGAGAGGCTTCGCCCACTTCTGCATCACGGGAATCTGGCCCTTGATCCCCCGACGCGAAACACGCAACGCCTTGCGGAGCGCCTTCTCGATGACCCGCTGCCGCACCTTGTCATTGATGCGACCGATGGCTTTTCGCAGTGCCTGCGTACCGCCGAGTTCCCGAGCGACAGCCAAGCCGATAGTCTGCTTGAACTTTGCGCCAGAGACCCGCTTAGCCTTGCCCCGCGCTGCGATCTGGGCTTTCGTCGGCTTCTCACCATCGCCCCACCAGTTAGCCATCGGTCGGAACCTCGATAGCTTGGAAGCGCACCATCTCGCCGCCCTCATCCACATCCAGCGGGGGAGACGCAATCGACAGAACGCGAGAGCCGAGACGTAGCCGTTGCTTCGGTGTGAACGCCCTGCTCTCTGGGTCCGCCCGCATCGTCACCTGGTGCGTGATGTCTGCCGCTACCTCGACGCCGCGAAAGAACTCGCGACTTCCTCGGGTGATGAGTTCGCACCAGCGAGAACAAAACGTCTGCCAGTTGGAATCCGTCGTCTCGTCGAGTTGTCCCGCCGCGTTGACCGCGCCCACCAATCGTTGCACCTCAACGCGGTTGTGCAGTTTCCCAGCCCTCATGCGTAGTCTCCCCACTTCAGGCGACCAGCGAGAGCAGCGTAGGACAAGTCAATCTCTTTGCTGATGGTCCCGACGATGACGGTCTCGGCGTTCTCGTACCAGTGCGCGGCCAACATTCGGATGGCCTGCTTCGCGTCCTCGGGCACAGTCGACGCAGCACCGTAGCCCACGACTGCGGTCAACTCGACAGCGTTGAACCGCTTGTAGGTCGTCGGCCAGGTCTTGCCGAACGCGGGCCGGATCAACGCAGGCTCCGCGTAGATGTCGCTCTCGTACTCGGTCTGTGCGAGAGTCTGTTGTACGTTCAACGAATCGTAATAGGTGATCGACGTGATGCTCTGCACAGGGGCAACGGGCAGCACGATATAGGTCGGAAGAAAGTCCATTGACACGACGACGGTCTGCGTGCAGAACGCCCGCCGCGTGTCCTTCTCCAGCATGACCCGCGCCGCAGTCAGATACGACTGAAGCTTGGAGTCCTCGAAGCCCGAGTCAATGCGGGCATGCAACTTCAGATCCTCTACCGAAACCGGCTCGACCACTGGGCCAACAGACACACGCCAAGCGTGCCTGACAGCATCCATTGAGACCAGTGGCTGAGCACGATTCCAGGGCATATCACTTCCCTCGACTACGACGCCGCTCCATGACGGGGCGAGCGTCTGCGGTTTCGATGATGTCTTCGACGGGTCGGGCCATCTTCCGGCGGATCAGCACATTGGCCACGCCGTCGGCCATGTGCAGAACTCGCCCGGCCTTATAGCCCATCCATCCCTTGAGCAGTTCCACCTTCATTAGGCAGGGACTCGCAGGATGTTACCGAAGCCACGCTCCGACGCCGTGACCGGGTAATCCTTGGCCTTGGACAGCAGGGCGAACGCACATGCGTAGGTCCCGGCGGTACCGTCGCCAGCGGTGGCAACGAGATCGAAGTACCGTTTGCGTCCACGAAGATCGACCTCGAAGACGAAGCACTTGTTGTCGTCCGTGGCACTGGGCAGCGTCGAGGCAGTGCCAGCGATGCCGTTCGACGTGCCATAGACCAGCCCGGTCACGTCGGCATAGCTGCCGTCGGTGTCGGACTCCTGCAACTTCAGCGCGGTCATGGCGATGTCGGTAGCACCGAGGTACACGAACACCCGGAGGTAGTCGTAACCCTGCGTGTCGATGCTCGCCGTCGTCAGGCTGGCATTGTCGTAGATCGCCGCCGGGGGAGTGATCGAGACGAACTTGTCGTTCTGTGCCGTAATCATGCTTTCAGTCTCCTTACGAAGAGGGAGTGGACAGCATGATCACCGGGCCAGCCACCGAGGCGGTCCCGCGTTCATGCACGTTGAGATCGAAACGCTGAGTGCCACGGATGGCCAACTGGTCGAACTCGAAGTACCGCGAGGGATCGACATCAATCGAGATGCCGCGCCGCGTGCCCATCGTGGCCGCGAGTCGCAGGTCGCCGAGGTACGCCAGACCATCGGTC